ATAAAAAAATTCCGGGGCTAATGGAGCCGGAACTAGACGTGTTTGGTGACGAGGTTCTTGTCCGCAGAGCCTTAGGTGAAATTAAGGTAGAGCACGTAAACATAGCCGAAGCATTACCTGATCCTACTGCCAAAACAGAAGAAGACATTAGATACATCGTCCACCTCAAAGCCTTTCCAGTCAGAAAACTCGAGGAAATGTTTCCGAAAGGGGATTATTTTGGCGAAGAAATCCAATGGGACCGAAACCACAGAACCAATGACGGAGCTGAAGAAGCCCTAGGCGCATCAGACCCGTATGATGAAGGGTCTTGGTCTACGACCTACCAGATTAATGACCAAGCTGAGCTTGCTTTCATTTATGAAAAGCCAAGCAAGAAATATTCAAGAGGTCGCCAGATTATTCTTCACGGAGAAACCCTTTTACATGTTGATCGACTACCTAGTTCTCGGTTTCCTTTTGTTTTACTTCGAGGGCAGAACTTGGTGGAGTCTTCTTTATACGCCGATGGCATGGTCAAAGATCTTATCGGCCCACAAAGAAGTATGAATAGAGCTGCGTCTAAGCAGCGGGAGATGCTGGATCGCTGCGTTACTCCCTGGCTTTTAGAGCCCCGTGGTGCAGAGCTGAAAATGGACGAACTCTCGGATATGCCGGGGTCGATTGTGACATATAACTATGGTTTCCAACCTAAATACATAGACCATCCTCCAATCGATCCCAGCACTTTTAAGTATATGGATAATCTTGTAGGTATTATGAAAGACGTTTCTACCTATTCGGAGGTTAGTCGCGGTGACGCTCCTCAGGGGATTACTTCCGGCAGAGCCCTCGCCTATTTAGCTGAATTCGAAAGAGGCGTTCACGCGCCGGACGTTCAACTGTTCAAAGATGCGGTAACAAGGATTATGCGGCTTTGCCTCAGAGAGGCTGCGGACAGATACGAAGAAGGCCGCCTGGTTCAGATGATGGGGCCAAACAACGAATGGATGGTTAATGTTTACAAAGAAAAGGATTTTGATTTCGACCACGAGCTTTCAATGGAGGTCTACTCGGGGACACCCAATTCGAGAGCTATGCGTTACGGCGAAGCCCTAGAAGCCTTGCAGGTTGGCGGACTTACTGACGACCCAAGCGCAGAACGGTTTAGGCGCATTGTTGGGTGGGATTATCAGGGACGTTCTACAAACGATGCTGACTCTGAGCATAAAGCGGTTGCTGAATCAGAGAACACGCAGTTCAGGGAAGACCCGTACGCGCAAATCCGCGTTGCAATGGAAGACAATCACGATATTCATATCGATTGCCATAACAGATACAGAATTAGTCACGAATATAGATATCTCCCTGATCAGGTTAGGCAGATTTTTGATGCACACGTAGCAGAGCACGAAGACATAAGAGCGCAACAGCTTCAAGGATACGCGCAAGAACAAAATCTTTTGTTAAATCAAACAGAAGGAGCAGATGGGGGCGCACCGCCACCGGCAGAGCCGGGAATGGAATCGCCCATGGACGGCGGCGCTCCGCTTTATGAGACAAATCCTGAAACACCCGGCATGACGCAAATGAAAGACGCCCCGCAGGTTCAGCCTTCGGGATACCCTTTGCAATAGTTTGCTCATTTTTTCAGTCTTGTGTTAGTTTCAAAACATGGCTAATTCAAGTGCGAAATTTGACGCAGAAACTCCACCAATGTCAGAAGCCGAAAGTGGCCCCATCGATATGGATGAAAATCCGGAGCAAATTTCTTTTCAACATCAAAACCCCGAGATGGATTTAGACGAACCTCCTCCGAATCAGACAGAAATCCGCTTTGATGAGACAGGGCAGATGATTCAGTCTTCCCCGACAGAAGAACCCGCGCTACAGCTAGCCAAAGAAACGCCAGTCAGCCCTGAGCCCGAAGCCGTAAAAACCGAAGACGGTCCTCCAACATGGTTTGAACCATACGCCGAAAGCCAGAAAAAAATGGCGGAATACTTTGAATGGCAAAGAAGCCAGCAAGAGCAGTATCAAACCCAACAGCAAAACTACGCAGATTCTCAGCAGCAGGCATACTACAGAAGCCCTGAATATATTACCCAGGTTTGCGAGATGAACCAGTTCGACCCAGAAGACCCCGTTCATCGCAGGCTCGTTGAGACAGAACTGAGAGGCCAGTTTGAAAAACAAAAATACGAAGATCGACTGTCCCGACTAGAGAGCGCCAACCAAGAGGCCGCCGTAAGCAAAAGAAGAATGTCAGCGCAGGAAGAACTTGCAGAAAACTTTAATCAGGTTGCTAACACTTACGAGAACGTTCCTGAAGAAATGGTTGAAGCCGCGAGAAATCAGGCTTTAAAGCTAGCAAGGCTCGGCGTGAATCGCGACGAAGCAATCACAGAATCTTTACAGTTTGTTAGGATGGCGGCGCAAACGTCGTCACCAGCAAGTCGGGCTACTTCTTCGAAGCAGGCTCGAATTGATCAACTAAACAGCGCAGGCCCAGGACGGGGAGCTAGTTCGCACAGAAAACAAACAGAAATGAGTATGGCTGATGCAGACATGTTGGTTTCGAGGGGCGGCTTTTTCCCCAACTAGGAGTAAAAAATGGCAATTAGCGAAATCTCCGGCATCGCCGGAACTGGCCGCGAAGCAATGGACGGCCTAATGAAGGATTGGTATGGAACTAAATGGGAAGACCATGTTAATTCGAATGCCAAGTGCTTGGCGCTGACTGGGCTCGGAAAAGTTCGAGGCAAGATGGGCGGCCGACGTGTTCTTAGTGCTGTAGTTGATTCTTATCCTACTAGCGCAGGCATAGCTCACTTTGAAAATGCGAGTCTTGTAGAACCAAAGAGTCTAACCGCATTTCAGCCTGAACTTATTTCTCGATCAAACTATGTCCGACTTCGTTGGACCGGCGAGGTTGAGGACATGGCTCGAGCAGGCGACAAGGCTGCTTTTTCTGGTCCACGCGCTACAGAGCTTCGTCTTGCTAGAAAGCAATACGCGGTCAATAAATGCCGTATGGCTATCTTGGGGCCACAGCAGGTTCTAGGTGAAACATCGGCTACAGCGAGCCCGGACGCAGACACAAGAACCATTACCATGAAGACGAGGGACTCAAGAACCTCCGCCGCCGCTAACTTTTACAATTTCGGAACTCATTTCTTCAAGAAGAATATGGTGCTGGATATGGCAGCAAGCGTGACCGGTTTTGGGTTACAAGACTCTACGGGTCTTGCTGCGGCAACTGCGGCGAATTCGTGGACGCTTAGCGCGGTTAGTTCGACTGCGCTGACCTTCACAAAGGACTCGGGCTACGCTGCAACCAATAAATTCCCTCATGTTGATGGTACTCACCTGTTCCCCTGGGGTTCTCGTCGGTCTGGATCTGAAGCTGATAACTCTAGCCATGATTCTTATTATGCAGGCTATAACGGTCTAAATAACCTTATGCTGGATAGTGGAATTTACGGCTGGGTTTACGGTATGCAAAAGAGCGCCCAACCGACGCTTAACGGAAACCGACAATTGCACGAGAGTGCTACACAGCGCCCATTCAATGACCTTCTTTTGATCTTGGCTATCGACCAGATCGTGGAAGAAGGCTCAGGTGAAGAACCGGATACTATGTATCTTAACTCTGCAATTCGCCGAGAAGTGATTCAGCATCTTGGTATGGGTAATGCGAAGGTTTACACCTCGGACACTGGCGGAACAGCAGACCAGGCTCGTCGCTTTGCTCCGGTTCAAACCACTTCGGGTTACGCAAAACTGGCGTTAGTCGCTGGTGATCGCACGATGACTTACGATACAGATCGAGACTGTCCTCCGGGCATGATCTATCTTATTCGCAAGGGAACGATGGGCTACTTGTCTAATCGCACGCTCTCGAGTGTTGATAAAACACCCGAACGCTATGTGACCGACAAAGATGCACATGAAATTGTCATGGCAGAGCGCGGAAATTTCTTCTGCACCTCTCCTTGGACAAACGGCACGCTTGAAGACATTGACTATGCGACTAGCGCGTTGACCGCTGCGTAATGACGACACATAGGGAGCAATATACGGAGTCGATACCGACTCTTGAGGATAAGGATCTGTATGATCAGTTTGATCATTCAAGGCGAAGCGCAAGTATGCGCCCGCATAAAAAGCGGTATCTTTGGAAC